TGGGTTGGAGTACAAGCGATATGGCGAAGAACATACAGAAATCTACGAAATGGAGAGTTCTGAACGTTCTTTTGAAGAAGAAACCAAGCTGTCTGGCTTCTCAGCCGCACCTGTTAAAAACGAAGGTGCTGCGATTGAGTATGACAATGCTCAAGAAGCATGGACTGCACGTTACACACATGAAACCATCGCAATGGGCTTCTCAATTACGGAAGAAGCTATTGAAGATAACTTGTATGACTCATTGTCTGCACGTTATACGAAGGCGCTGGCTCGTGCTATGGCGTACACCAAGCAGGTTAAAGCTGCAACCGTGTTGAACCAAGCGTTCACTGGTTCTGGCAACCCGACTTATGGTGACGGCAAAGTACTGTGTGCAACGGACCACCCGTTGGTATCAGGTGGCTCTAACTCAAACCGTCCCGCTGTTGCGGCTGATCTTAACGAAACTTCTCTTGAAGCTGCCGTTATTCAGATTGCAGGTTGGACCGATGAGCGTGGCCTCTTGATTGCAGCCAAGCCTCGTAAGCTAGTTATTCCGCCCAATCTCCAGTTCGTAGCGACTCGTTTGCTCGAAACTGAAGGTCGTGTGGGTACGGCTGACAACGACATCAACGCCATCCGTAACAACGGTTCAATCCCAGAAGGTTACACAGTTAACCATTATCTGACGGATACCGACGCATGGTTCTTGATGACTGATGTTCCGAACGGCCTCAAGCACTTTGTTCGTACGCCGATGTCTACGTCTATGGACGCTGATTTCGATACGGGCAACAGCCGCTATAAGGCTCGTGAGCGATATTCCTTCGGGGTCTCAGATCCTCTTGGAATCTTCGGTTCACCCGGAGCTTAAAAGACTATGGGGGGCACTTGTTGCCCCCTTCTTTTTTCTATAAGATCGATCTATCCCTGACAGTTGCATAGGGCAACTGACACTAGCCGAGACAGGAGATAACAATGGCTAACACTACGTTCCAAGGTCCAGTCCGTTCCGAGAACGGCTTTAAGGACATCACCAAAGCTGCAAATACCGGTATTGTTACAGAGAATATTTCTATTACATACGATGGTACAAACAGCGTAATCATCTTTTCTGACCTCCCGACTTCTGATCCAACTGTTGCTGGGCAGCTATGGAGTAACTCAGGCGTTTTGACCGTATCTGCGGGATAAGGAGGTAATCCATGTCCTCTGATGTACTAACAAAACGAGTTACTGGGACCGGTTCTTTAGCCGTTGGCCCTGCTAGAGTTCGTCAGATACAGGTTTTGACAGGTGCGGGCGCAGGACGCCTTACTGTTACTAATGGTAACGGTGGTGACACAGTGCTAGATATCGACTTTCTAGCGTCTGATTCGCACTCAATCAACATCCCTGACGATGGTATCCGTTGTGTCTCAGACGTTTACGTAGCTACAGCAACGAATATCACTGCTATGACTTTCTTCTATAGCTAGGAGGAGGACATTATGCGTAGGTACTACGCTGCTGGTGGCAGAGTCGATAAGAAGAGCATGGCTTGTAATAAGCCGCGCAGAACGCCTAATCACCCCAAAAAATCACACGTCGTAAAGGCATGTGAGGGGGGTACCGAAAAGATTATTCGTTTCGGAGAGCAAGGCGCTAGTACTGCTGGCAAACCTAAAAAAGGTGAATCTGCTCGCATGAAGGCTAAACGTAAGTCGTTTAAAGCTCGACATAGCAAGAACATCGCTAAAGGCAAAAAGTCCGCTGCGTATTGGGCTGACAAGGTGAAGTGGTAATGCCCGCTAAGTCTAAAAAACAGCAAAAATTTATGGCTGCAGTAGCCAATAACCCTAAATTCGCCAAGAAAGTTGGCGTTCCACAGAGTGTTGGGGAAGAGTTTATGAAAATGAAGAAGTATGAAATGGGTGGTCGTGCTATGGGTAGCCGTCCTATGGGTGGCCGTGCTATGGGTAACCGTGCTATGGGTAACCTTCGTGATGAGGAGCTGCATGCGATGGAAGAAGCACGAGGAAAGCCCCGTGCTCCGAGGAGGCGCGCTCCTGTAACTGGCGGACCTACTCCACGTCCTTCACGTCCTTCACGTCCTCCAATGCCCGGTGGTCCTAGCAGAGGTCGGGGTATGAAATCAGGCGGTAAAGTTCGTGGTTGCGGTAAAGCTACCAAAGGTGTTCGCGCCGCTAAAATGGTGTCGATGAAGGGTAGCTGAGGCAAAATGAAACTTTAACATCAGGTTGATGTTTATGCGTTGTTACTACAAGAAAGGCGGTACGGTTAAAGACGATTGCTATCGTAAGGTTAAGTCCAGATACAAGGTTTTTCCGTCCGCCTATGCTTCAGGTGCGATAGCCAAATGCCGCAAAAAGAAGGCAGGTAAATAATGGCGGTACGCAAAACAGCTAAAGGAGCTGCGTTAAAACGTTGGTTCAAAGAAGACTGGAAGGACGTACGTACAGGTAAGGCTTGTGGCAGGCAGAAAGGCGAAAAACGGGGAACCCCCTACTGTAGACCAACAAAAAGAGTCTCTAGTAAAACGCCTAAAACTGCGTCAGAAGCTACGACGGCTGAGAAAAGAAGCAGAATCGCCCAAAAGAAACGGATTGGACAGCCCGCAGGAAAGCCTAGACGAGTTGCTCCGTTGAAGAGGAAAAAGTAATGGCTAAGGGGGTAAAGCATTACTTTAAGGATGGTACAGAGCATAAAGGGGGCATGCACAAACACCCCGATGGAACGTTGATGACTGGAAAAGCCATGTCAAATACGTCTAAAAAACTGTATCACTATGGACAGCTTTCTAAGAAAGCTAAAGACAAAGCTAAGAGTAGCTGGAAACGATGACCACTTCAGGCACTACAAGCTTCAACATGGAGTTCACCGAGATCGCTGAAGAAGCGTGGGAGCGTGCTGGACGCGAAATGCGTTCGGGTTATGACCTACGTACCGCACGACGATCCATGAACTTAATGTCGATTGAGTGGCAAAACCGTGGGCTAAACCTATGGACAGTCGATGAGGGCACTGTAAACCTTGTCGCAGGGACTTCTGAGTACAACCTACCTGCCGATACTATTGACTTACTAGAACAGGTTATACGGACAAATGCAGGGGTTACGGCCACTCAACAAGATCTTACTATTACACGGATCAGTGTAAGTACATATTCTTCTATCCCTAACAAATTAACGCAGGGTAGACCGATTCAAGTATACATCGAGCGGCTTAGGGATAACCCAAAAATTAATGTCTGGCCGGTACCGGATACGAATGATTACGTGTTTAAGTACTGGCGGATGCGTCGAATAGAAGACGCTGGTAGCGGGGTGCAAACGGCAGATATGAACTTCAGATTCTTTCCTTGTATGGTAGCTGGACTAGCCTACTATATAGCGATGAAGGAGCCAGAGTTTGTGGAAAGATTGCCAATACTAAAAGCGGAGTACGAAGAGCAATTTCGTTTAGCTGCGGAAGAGGACAGGGTAAAAACACCGGCTAGGTTTGTACCGCGTATTGCGAGGATCTAGATGTGACTAACCGGTTTGCTTCCGCAAAGAAGGCCATAGCAGAATGCGATGTCTGCGGCTTTCAGTATAAGTTAAAGGAGCTACGTAATTTAATTGTTAAGGGTAGGGATACTAACGTCAAAGCATGTCCAGAATGTTGGAATCCAGACCAGCCTCAGTTGAAGTTAGGAGAGTTTCCAGTAAACGATCCACAAGCGATACGAGATCCCCGTCCAGATAGAAGCTTAGGCCCTTCTGGAGACTTTAGCAGTCGGGATATTCAGTGGGGTTGGGCACCTGTAGGCGGCGGTAACGATCCATACGGGCTTACTCCTAACAACTTAGTAGCAAATGGGTACATTGGAACAGTAACGGTGGTGACCAGCTAATGAAAAAAGATAAAGTGCATAAGATGAGCGGTGTAAAACCCTACGGACCTAAAGCCAGCATGAAAGGCGTTAAAACGTCTGGAATTAAGATGCGTGGTGCAGGGGCTGCAACAAAAGGAACAATGTGTCGGGGGCCGATGGCATAAGCCATGAACTACGCTTCTCTCAAGACCAATATCGAGGATATTTGCGAGACTTCGTTTACTGACGACCAGCTTGCAATGTTTACCGAACAGGCAGAACAGAAGATATATAACACTGTTCAGATCCCCGCGTTACGTAAAAATGTGACCGGTACGTTGACGGCTAGTAATAAATATCTTGGTATCCCTACGGACTTTTTGTGGTCTTATTCACTTGCCGTTATTGATGGATCAGGGAATTACAGCTTCTTACTGAACAAAGACGTTAACTTTATTAGAGAAGCGTACCCCGGCCCTACCGCTACGGGACTCCCCAAACATTACGCTTACTTTGATGACGATTCGTTTATTTTGGGGCCGACTCCAGACAGTAACTATTCTATGGAACTTCATTACGGGTATTACCCAGAATCCATTGTTACTGCGGGAACGACGTGGCTTGGAGATGAGTTCGATTCAGCGTTACTGAACGGTGCTTTGATTGAAGCCATTCGCTTTATGAAAGGTGAGCAGGACTTAGTTAACTTGTATGAAACACTTTATGTACAAGCAATTAAGCTGTTGA